TGACAATCTCCTACTAGAGAGGGAATTCGTAGCGAAAAAGATTGCAAGACTGGAAAAAGAATGAGGACAAGAGAACGAGATAAGGAATACCAGAGAATATCTCGCTACTACGAGATACCAGGTTAACTAAAGGTAGGATGTGTTTGCATACCACGCACGGTCACAATGGCCGTGTTTTTTTCGTATACAATTTAATTTTTTATACGATTTTTATACAAAAAAAAGAAACTAGAAAGCAAAAAACACTAGATAATAACTAGTGTTTCTTTTTTATATAAAAGGAGCTAGAAAGTTTATGGGAAATACTAGAAAGCTAAGCAAAAATCACTTCTTTCTGCTCTGATTTCTTTTCTTTTTTAAGTAAGACTTTCTCAATTGTTTCGTCATCAAGTTTCGTAAGGTCTTCAAATCCGTATTCTTTGAGCTTTTCGTGGACTCTTTCGATTCTTTTTGCTTCTTCTTTTTTTGCAAGATCCAAGCTATAATGGATCTGCATATTCATCCGCACTTCAGCAGAAGTTCCAAATGCCTCTCCGATACGAACTGCAAGAGCAGGAGTCAAATTTTTCTTTCCTTTGATGATATTATTGAGTTCAGGTGCAGAAATTCCAATAATATCGGCAAATTGTCTTTGTGTCCATCCTCTCGCCTCTAATTCTTCTCAAATATCTTCTCCAGGATGGAAGGCAAAAATAGGTTTAAACATTTTGCATTCAATAAGAAATAAAAGACTGATTCCCTACAGAGAGGGCAACCACTACCTGAATTTCTCTCAATAGTGGTTGCTTATCTGCAGAATATCAACGACCTGAATTTCTCAGTCTTTTGTGAATTCAATCTCCAATCTCCGCTGATCATTGAGTCTTATACTCCAATGATCATCAATCTTCTCTAAGTTGTAGCCTCTCACTTTCCATATTTCAGGGAAGGAAACGGTATTGCTCAAGAAGAAGATTGCTTTGCGGTAAGATTTGAGGATTGTGAAGTCAAGTTTTGCTCTTAAGACTTCTTTTTCATCTCCAAGATAAAGCAATTCAAGCCTTGATGTGCTAAAGTTTATCTGCATTGCTAGCATAATGAGATAAAAGCACAGAACAATCAGATTTCTCTTCTTGTTCGTTATGTAGTATACATAATTTTTATTAAAATGCAAGAGAAAATTATGTTTTTTATATAACTTTTCTTTGAATAATTTGACCTTGAGATTGAACAGAAAAAACAGTGAGCTTACAATAAGAATTTTAGCTTTTTTATAGTAAGTATGGTAAATATCGGAGAGCTTGGAGTAGGACTAAAACTAGAAAATTGAAGCATAGAAAAACTCACGAGAGATATTCAGAATCAGATTAAGCAGTGAGGAGATATTGCTGGGGAAAAGCTAGGTAAAGGAATAGAAAAGGGGCTTGACCAAAAACAAGCTACAAACGAACTAGCCAAAGATATTGAGCAGAAAGTAGGGAATGCAGGAGAAAAAGCTGGGAACAAACTCCAACAATCCCTCTGAGGAGGACTCAAGGCGCTCGTTGGATTAGGAGTAACAAAAGCTCTCAGTTCTGCAGCATGACGAGCCTATACTCTCGCTGGAAATCTCCAACAAGCGGATGTTGCTTTTACGACTATGCTCGGAGGTGCTGAAGCAGCAAAGAAAATGCTCCAAGATCTCTCTGATTTTGCTGCAAATACTCCTTTTGAGCTAACAGGAGTAAGGCAAACCGCTAAACAACTTCTTGCCTATGGAATAGAAGCTCACAAAATCATACCAACGCTCAAAGCACTTGGAGATGTATCTGCTGGATTGTCTGTTCCTATAGAACAAGTAGCCTACGCCTACGGACAAGTAAAATCAGCAGGAAGGCTGGTAGGAAACGATCTTAAACAATTTATCAACGCAGGAGTTCCTATTATCCAAGAATTAGCGAAAAATATGGGGGTTGCTGAAAACCAGATTAAAGATATGGTTTCTGCAGGGAAAATTTGATTTGCTGATGTAGAAAAAGCTTTCCAGACAATGAGTAGCGAATGAGGAAAGTTTGCAAATCTTATGGAAAAACAGTCTGACACCATGATGGGGGCTTGGTCTAATCTCCAAGACTCTATTGATAGTCTAGGAGAGGCTATTGGGAGTCTCTTTACTGGGGAAGTTGGGGGGCTTTTTAAGTGGATGGCTTCTATTGTGGAAGCTGTTAAGGAATGGGCTGTTGCCAATCCTGAGCTTACAAAAGCGATTGTTATTTTTGTGGGGGTTGTGTGAGGAGCTATTGGAGTAGTTTCTGCTCTTTCTGGAGCAACCGCAATAATGGGAGCCGCACTTGGATCTGCTGCTTTACCTGTTTTAGGTATTGCTGCCGCTTTGGGGGCTGTAGCAGTAGCTGCATTCGGTGTAACAACCGAACGACAACGCCAAGAACTTTATGCAAAGCATTTAGGGAAATCATATGTTGATCTCCAGAAAGAAATTGATGCAAATAAAGAAGCGATGGCACAACTTACAATGGAATATCAAGGAGGTACTATTACTGCAGAAGAATATCAGCAAAAGCTTGAAGAATTAGAAGAAAAAAACAAAGAGCTTACAGCAGCACAAGGGATAACTACGATGAGTTTAGAAGAGGCAAGAGCAAAAATAGAAGAAATAAATAATTCTAAACTCAGCAACCAGCAAAAATTACAGGCACTCCAAGAAATTTCAGATAAAGCCTTTGGAGCTGCAAAAAGTGTTGAACAATTAAAAAATGAGCTAGCATTTTTACAGCCGACAATAGATAAAATAAAAAAGTCTAAGGAAAGAAGTCGATCTGGACTTGGGGCTCAATTAGAGTTGGATTTTAGAGATACTTTTTCACGAATGCCGTGAGTAAAGAGTACAAAACAAATTAAGGCAGAATATGATGTTCTTAGTCAACAATTACAGAATAGGAATGAAGGTCAGGAGGTTTATAATGATCTCTTGGAAAAAACAGATTCATTAGGCAAAAAAGTTAACGCAACATTAGATAACAAAAGTAGTGGAGGTGGAGGTTCATCATGAACCTCTAAAAAGGTCGACAAACTCAAAGAAACCATGGACTGACTCAAAAAGTCTCTCAAAGACGCTGAAGATGCGGATAAAAAGTACAGAGATTCTGCAGAAAAAACAGCAGAAGCAACAAGAAAATATTATGAAAAACTTGGAGATGAAATAAGACAACTAAAAAACAAATACAATGAATTGACGAAAGAATTTGAAAAAACACAAAAAACTGACAAAGAAAGTTTTTTGAGAACGCAGGTTGAAAAAGCAAAGAGCTTAGAACAAGCCTTACTCAAGAGCAAATCAGCACTACAAGATATAAGAGCAGATGCGAACAAAAAAGATAGCAAACTGGATAGTACCGATATGGAGATATTGAATGGTACTGATCTTGAAGAAGCGGAAAAAAAGCTCAAAAGCATCCAAGAGGAATTAACCAAAAGTACCACTGAATATGATAGAGAGAGACTCAAACAGAAAGAAAGTCTGGTTGAAAAGCTCAAGGAACAGCTAGAAATTGAAAATAATCTCAAAGCTGTCAACGAAAGCATTGAGGGACTCGGGCTAGATCAAGCAATCTTAGAAAGAGAAAAAAAGAGGGCTCAGATGGGAGAAGAGGCAAAGGCAATCTATGACTGGCAAGCAGGACAAAAAAAGAAGCAAGAAGAATTTGAAAAAAAGAAAAAAGAGATGGAAGATCAGCTAAAAATCTATAAACGATTTGAAGAACAGAAGTTTCTAAGCTCTGCAGAGGTAGCAAAAAACTTGACTGAAGAAAATTTAGCACAATTTAGTGTACAGGAAAGAGAGTTGATATTGAAGCTAGGAAGAGAGAGAATAGAACTCGAGAAACAGAAAGAAGAAAAAGTTGCGATGGAGGAAAGTTTGCACGCAAGGATTAATCAGCTTTCAGATACTACAACCAATCTCCAACTCAAGAATCTAGGGAAACTCAAAGCAGAATATAGAACGCTTATTTCCCAGATTGAAACCGCAATCAGAAAAAGAAACGAGCTTTGAGCATGAAAAATTCACGCAAGAGGATTTAGCATAGGAGGGTTTACATGAGGCGGAGCAAATAGCGATATTGCAGGGGTTGTACACAAAAACGAGCGAGTTGCTCCAGCATGGATGACAAACAAATTTGCTGATACCTTCAATCAGTTGGAAAAAATTAGATCAAGAGGATTCGCTCAAGGTGGCTTTACCAGTGACAACTCAAGGCATATTGAACAGAACAACACCATCACAGTAAAAAATGTCTTTGATATGGAGGAGTTTTTGGATAGGCAAAGATGGAAACTCAGATAAAGGGTGGGGTAAATTGCCTCCCTCCTTGAGATAAAAGAAATCAAAAATCAGATTTTAGATTGTGTTTTAAGCAAATGATAGGGAATTATTTTAGATACAAAGGACAAGATCTCAACCAAATCACTGCTGACTACGAGATCTGGAGTGAAGCAGAGCGAAGAAAGATCAACAGCTCAGACGAAAGTAGCAAAATCGATGGAAGACACGGTGTTAGACTATCTCCAACATTTCAGAGGGGGAGAAAGATAGAGATCAAAGGCGTGATCCTCACGAATACGAGAGTCGGAGCAAGCAAAGCGATGGACTGGTTGGATAACCTTTTTGCCTTGCAAGATCAATGAGGAACGACGGAATTTTTTCCTTTTGTTGTGGTGGACGAGCAAAACAGAGAGCGAGAAATACTCGCAAAGATCAAAACTCCAATTGAATATGAAACTGATGAATATGACCATATCGATGGAGATGGTAGAAGCTGGAGAGTAACCCTTGAGGCTGAAGATGCAAGACTGTTTAATAAAGAGGTGAAAGAACAGAAAGGAGCAGAAAGTGTATACTGAGGTTTTAAGCTCGGCGTAAAGCTTGGTAAAAAGATGAATACCGTCAGCTCAGGAATTGTTTGTCAAGGAGAGGGAAACATGCAAGCTCCGATCCGTATGCATATCGCAATCAAAAGTCAGATTTTGAGTCCTTTGAAGATCGCACGAGAAGGGAAGTTTTTTGCCTTGGATCTGGATGCAAATAAAGGAGATGAAATTATCATCGATAGCAAGGAAAGAACCGTAACCAAAAACGGTGTCAACATCCTTGCAAAAAGAATGGCATGAAGCCTCCGACCAACAGTAAAAGGAGAAACCGCTTTTGCAATTACTAGTAAAGGAGGTGGGCTTGCAAGTAAGGCTTTTGAAGTCAAAGTTTATTTTGCTAATGTGATGTTATAATGTTTACGGTTTATTTGTACGAAGGAGAAGAATGCATTGCTCAAATCCAAGATATTTTTGAGATCAACGCAGACCTTAAACTGAATGGAAGCTCGCAAGTCAAGATCACGCTCGACGCACAAAGTCCTTACATCCAAAAGGATTTACTCAGGATGTGGAGAAGTATCAGGATTACCGAACTCACCGAAGAAGGAGAAAAAGAGATGCTTGCTGGAGTAATCCGCTGAGTAGAAGCCAACTTTACACAAGTAGAAATTATCGCAGAGAGTCGACGAGTTCTTCTTGAAAAAAGGCTGGTAGATCAGAAATACAAATGGAACCAAGCCCCATTAGAAGAAGTCGTCAGAATACTTTTTGAAGAGCAAAACAGAAAAAGCCCCTTACCTTTCAATATAGAATGTGAGACAGGAAGTACAGTCAGCCTAGAAGTAGGAGAAAAATCAGTCCTCAGTAGCGTGATCAATAGCATCATCAAAGAGGGTGTAGATGTTTTTTTGATCGGTGACACACTCAAAATAGGGAAACATATCTGAGAAGATAGAACACAAGGAGAAAATTATAAAGAATTTCGCTATGACACGCAAGATCCTGAAGGAAACACAATCGACAAAGCCAAACTTATCATTGATGCAAAAGAAATGAGTAATAAAGTTTGAGGGCAAAGATCGGAGGAAAGTATTGCTCGCTATGGTCTCCTAGAAGAGAGTAAAAGCAATGAAGATGAAGTGACCTACCTCAAGGAGCATAAAGAACAGGTGTCAGAATTTAATATCATAGTAGGTGAAGACTCGTTTTATCAGGTAGAACTAGGGGATAAAGTTAAAGTCGTCATAAAAGGGTACAACGAACTAATGCAATTTGATGGTGTCATGAAGATCGTAGGGAAAAAATACAGGAGTGGAGACCTTCCAACGATAGAATATACAGTATCAACTCAAAGAATACCGCAAGAGTGAGTAATCGGTACGATCAAGCAACTCAGCGAAAAAGTTAATCAAAAAACTATTACCACAACTTGACCTCAAGTAGACCTCAGCTGATACGCTACCTCATCAGCAGTCAACCAAGCAATACAAAGCCAGAACACGAAAATAGAGAAAAAAGCTGACTCAACCTTCGTTCAGTGAGTCGCACAAACGGCTCAAACTGCATTGAATGCGGCAAACCAAGCCAAGCAAACAGCAGAGGCTAAAGCAAACGAGTCTGATGTGGTACATAAAAGCTGAAGCGAGACGATTGATTGAGGTAAAACGTTCTCTGGTTGACTTGCTCTGCGAGACAATAAGATATATCTGAGAAGTCATTGAGATAACAATCACTATATTAAGTTCGACCCTTGAGCGTGAAACTGATTAGATTGAGCAAGGATACACGAGATTTGAGGATTTACTTTTTCTACTGCTGATTGAGATGTATTCAAGCTGACGGCTCAAGGAAATCTCAAGTTCGGGAAACCTGAAGCTGATATAGAAGTCAAAGACTTAACCTTGTGAAAACACAATCCGAAAGAAACGCAAACCATTAGTCAATACGCAAAAGCGACAAACTGAACACCGTGAGGTATTCATTTTGTAGACTATGTTGCGGCGACTCCAAATTGGCTTACAAATTGGGGAAAGGAATTACGATGATATTTGCATATAGGGGATTGAATAAGAACATTCGACAAGTTTCAAGTTCGAGGATATGAGTGATTTGACTGAACTGAAGCAAGTTTAGCAAACGCAAGGAAATATATCAAATTAGATGCTCCAAAGATATTACTCTGAGATGAAGATATTTTAGGCGAGTGGAAAAGTTGGACTCCTACGAATTGAGCTGCTAACATAACAAAGCATCATTGTAGATACAAAAAAATAGGGAAAACCTGTCATTTTTTGGCAGAGGTATATGTATCTAATGTATATTGAAATACTCCTTGATTTACTTTGCCTATCCTTAGGGCTAATTATTGAACAGAATTTGTTGTAGCTTGATATTGTGTAAGAAGATGAGAAAACCCAGCAACTCAATCAAGGGGAGCAATATCGTTTTCGTGAAGAGATAGGGTTTCTACTCTTGGAAGTACTGACGCTTGAGTGTTTGACCAACCTTGAGACTATATTGTCAGAGCAAGTTGATGTTATGAAACAGAATAGAGATTGTTATTTTATCTTATAATATGTTAGAAATGATACTGATAAGAAACCACCCTGAACATTGAGAAATTGAGTGTTCTGTTGCTGAAATCTCTCATTGATTTATTGCTGTAAGCTGATTTAAGGATTGAGAGACGGTAGACCGTATCACTTATTCGGTAAGTAATGAGCCAGAAATTGACGAAACAATCCAAGTAGAAAAGAAAAGACCAAATGTAGTTTTTGTACCAGGGGAGAATGAAGGAGACCCAGCGATACCGACGACTGTGTTGGAAACTTATTACGAAAACGAAAAGACGGGGAAGAAGCTACCAAATCCAAACTATGTAGATACGAGTGATCTAAATGCAGTCTACAAGCGATTGGGAAAGAGACCAGAATTTACTAAAGCAGAGTAAAAAAATCTGACTCAATAGGTCAGATTTCTTTTAACATTCAACTCCTCTTATCTTCAGCTCTGCATACATCTCATTAGTAAGAGATCTTAGTATATCCATTTTTTTGTAGAGGGTATCAAGTTTCCTTCTGTTCATAACTCCGAGAGAAGAGAAGTAGCTACCACCTCCAAGCTCTTGTTCTTTATCTTTCATTTTCTCGAATTTTTTCCATTCAGCTTTAGGAGATCTTTAGTGTTCATTTCTTGAAAGTTCATTATTGTGCACAAAAAAGAATAAAAATCAGATTTAGTTGTTTGCTTCCATACCTTTCTTGTAAGCCTCTTCAAGCATAGCTTGAATTTCCCATACTGCTAAGTTGTGGAAGTCTTTAGAATCAGAGTTTTGTGTCTCTAAGGTATCGATTCCATAAGCTTGAGCGATTGCTTCTAGTTGTTTTTCCATAGGTAAGTATTGGTAAATAAATGATAACACTAGTAGCTTATCTATGTTAGTATTCTTTGCAAGTCTTTCTGGAGTTTGTTTAGTTCTTAATTGGACTTATTCAATTTTTGGCGTATTGTATGTGTTTTTTGGGGAATAAAAAAGCCCTCTCAGTCGAGAGGGAGTACCTGTACAGTGTTAGTGTACAGATTAGGTGGTGGATTGCAAGGCTACTTGAAAAATATCTTGTCTTTTTCAAGAGAATAAAAAATCTGACTTAGTCTTCAACCTTCTCAATTCCTCGAGGATGGAGAATACGACCTTTATTGTCAGGCTTCTCTCCATCTGCGAGGTAGGCGGTTCTTGTGAGTTGCTCCTTGATTGTGTACTTGTCCTGAAAAGGATACGGCAAGCCTGTTGCACGCTCTCGATCATCTATGTAGTTTTGTGTGTACCTTACTTTGTCTCAAGGGTTAAAATCTGATTTCATTCTTTTTTCTAATCTACTAAAACAAAATCCTCAGCTACTCCAAACTTCTCTGCGATTTCTTTGCGAGTAAGAGAGGAACGGGGTTTGCGGGCGTATTTATAAGTTTGTGTACGACACTTTTCTCCTGTACCATAAAAGCACTCATCTCCCTCAGCCACACAAGTATATGGATAAAATGTATCTGCAAGCTTTATTAAAAAGATTCTTTTATTTCGTTCTTTTTTATCATGACTTACCTCAATTTCTTCTCACTCCTCAAACTCAGGTTCTTCTGGAATAGGTTCAAAATGATCCTTATGGATCAGTTTTTTAGTTCAATCTATAGAAAGAAGATTATCCTCAATTTTTTCTATAACTCATCCTTGAATTAAAACAGGATTATGATCAGTCCAAATCCCATATATTTCTTTTATTCCTTTTCTTGTAAGTCTCACTTTATCTCCTACTTTGAACTTCATGTTATAATAATATTATCAATTAAAAACTTTGCTAGCTCCTCCTCAGGTATCAGTGCTGATTCTAGGAGTCGGTATTTGTGCCATATTGATCATAACCCCAAAACAACTCATTGCTTACCCCATTTTTGCCACTCAATAAAACTTGAAGAATAAACCATATCGTTCTCACATACAAATTGCCATAATCAGCTCTCTAGGCTTACGATACTCCTAATGTGCTTTCCTTCGGGGTTTATGTATCATTCAGAGTTATACACAAAAATTCTGGATGACCTTATTATAATTTTTTTGGATTTTTCTCCCCAAGGTTTCCAGCCCCTCTTAATAAGAGAGTTAAATAAGTTTTCTAATTCTTGCATTTTCTTTTTTTAATTAAAGATAAAAGTCTAGTGCAAAGAGTTTTTTTCAAGGATACCCTATTTTGAGGTATCCTTTTTATCTTCGTTCATTTTCTCAAGAGCATATTCCAACATCTCTTCAAAGTATGTTCATCAGTTGTAATACCTTAGATGATAGTCTAGAGTTCAATCTGCATTTTTTGTCATAATTGCAATATCTCATTCTTCATCAATATCACTACCATCAACTGAGTATAGCACTCAATTCAACACAACATACTTCCTACTATGCTCATCAAGGAATTTTTCAGTATAATTATCATAATAACTCTCTAATTTTCATGATACCTTTTCTTTGCACCATTCTTCTATGCTTAAAGGAGAAGTTTGTATCGGAGTAAGTTTCCCTTTTTTGTGTTCTATTTGGCTCATTGTTTTATATAAAAAGAAATAAAAGTCTGATTTAATCTTCGTCTTCTTCGTCCTCATCTTCTTCTTCGTCGTCGTCATCATCTTCCCAATTATCTCTACCCTCATCAACAATCTCGACATCATCAGGAATATAAACAACACAACCACATCTTTCGCACTCAAATTCATTCCCCAGGACAAAGGCTACTTCAACCACTCACTCTTGTCCACCTATTTCCATAGAAGAATTATGCATAGGATTGTCGCAATTAGGACAATCGTATTTATAAACAATTTTTCTAATATCCATCTTATTTTTTGATTAAAGAATAAACAAAGTTTACGCACTCGTCTGACTGTTCTTCAATTGGTCTATCATATCAAGTCCACTTATCAACTAGCTCTATAACAAACTGAGCGTTGATAAATCACTTATTAGCTGAATATCGCTCAAAGACAGAGCCAATCATTACAGGATGTCAAACGAATGTAATAACTCAATCGTTCTCATAGACTCATTCTACATCATATCATAGACTATCACTTCTAACAAAATACTTTTCTCAATAAATCATTTGTCAGACCAGTATAACATCGTATATCAATCATCTTTTAGTTGTGTGTTTTGCCTTACATCCAAATGTAAGTTCTTTGTTAGCTATCTCTTCATAGATAGCTTCTAGTTTTTCTTCTCTGGTCATGTTTTTTATAAACTACAAATTAAAAACTTATTAGCTCTGGATTCTCATAGATATTTCCAATCACTTCTGATACAAATTCTAACGATATCCAATCATCTACAGATTGGATCTCCTTACTCCTGACTGCTATAAAAGAAGCCATATCACTATTATATCTAACCTCTCGGATATCTCATTGAGATTCAATAATATCTCATCTATATATCTCTTTTCCGTTTATATCGTATACTCCAGTGGATTGCATAAGTTCGATATCTCAACTCTCGAGCGAACGGTTCAACACTCATTCTTCTAGGGTAATTCAAGCTTTGGGGAATACTCTTAGTTCTTTTGGAGCCTCTGTTCGAATAAGTCAACAAACATCAAACATCTTTTGATCTGGTTTGAATCGAGTCCTGTATTTAGTATTTATCATCTTTATTTTAAAATAGAAACTAAAAATTCAATAGGATCATCTTCGACTGAGAGTGTAGCTATTATCACTTCTGCATCAGAATAAAGCTCTCATCATCCAGCATACAATAAAGGGAAATCTGACCTATCTCTCGCTCTATCGAATTCAATTTTGTTCTGATCCATCAACCACTGGATGAATCAGAATTTTTTACTGATTACTTGCAATGTATAATTTACATATACATCTGGCTCGGCATATAATCTAGTTCTTATCCATACTTTTCAATATTTAACACAATACTCATCACTCATATCTTTAAGAGGGGAATAGTCATTGAGGAGTTGTAGTAGTTTTTCCATCTTGTAGTATACATAATATTAAAAGCAAGGAAGGCTGGCTCTGCCCCAGCGAGCAAGGGACTCATCTCTATGTGGAGACCGTTGTCATTTCTTTATTTTTTCCCTTGTGCTTCCTTGATATCCCCCTTTTTTAAAGGGAGAAAAGTCTGAATTATTCGCCTTGATTTGCCTTATTCCATGATACTGGAATAGGTCAGTAGTTATTGATTGGAACATATTCACCATTCCATTTTTCTGCCTTAATTTTTTCAATCTCTAACTTTTTAAGTTGGATTTCTAGCTCCATATTCCTCTGATTAGAGGTAATAGCATCATTATAAGCCTTAACTCCTTTTCCTTTGAGTTCCATAGCTTCAGCATTAAGCCTTTCAGCTTCTTTGTTGGCTTCAGCTTTTTTTACTGCCTGCTGAGCCTCAATCTCAACTTTTTTCAGCTGTTGTTCTTGTTGCTTCGCCTCTTGAGCGATTTTCATGGTTTGGGCGATCTGCTGATCAAACTGTTCTGACCAATCATAATTACTTACTTTAATATCGTCAATGATAATTGGATAAGTTCCAATCTTCGCTACTGCAACTTCTTTGACTTTTGCTCTAATCTCTTCCTGAGTTTGAGCGACATCAAAGATGGTCTTACTACCAATAGCTTGCTTGAAGGCTTCTATAGTGTCCTTCTTGATTTTTTGCTGAAGAACTTCTGTTCCGAAATTCCTTGCTATATTGAGAATTTCGTCATCAGGGAACTTATAGAAGACTGTGATATCAGCGCCGATAGTCTGATTGTCTTTTGTGATTGCTCCACCATCTCCGACTGCAATTCAGATTTCCATCTGCTGTGGGATAATCGGAATCCTCTTCACTGACTCAACAAATGGAATTACAAAATGCAATCCCTCTCAGAGCTTAGAGTTTACTGCGCCGAATTTGTAAACAACCCCTCTTTCAGTAGACTTTACTGTTGTGAACGGTCGAACTACTACGAGCAATACAACAGTAATAATTAGCCCAATTAACCACTTGAGCCAAGTGTAGTTTTCTTCTTCGTGATACATGAGAACAAAAAATAAGATATAAAAATTGCCATCAGAGGCAGAGAGCCACAAGAGAAACTTCAATGAACCTTATAGCTCTTTGCCCCTGATAGGGGCTATACCTCCTCTATATTTTCCACCTTCTCTCACCATATGAGGAACTTGTATATCCCAACCCTCAGTTCAACTATGGAGCGAGCAGAAACAGTAATCCTCCTTCATCGAGAGGTAAAAATCAGATATTTCTTCAGCTTTTTCATTTTATTCTACTACAGATAAAGTAATACCTACCTTCTCTATTCAGAGAGCCTTAAGATCTACAAGCTTCTTCATAGCTTCTCCATCGATCTTGAATTTGATCTCACGGAAATCTAGCGAACGGAGGACAAAAGCCTTAAAGGTAAATCTTTCGTAGGAATCATCCTTAATCAGCTGATCTTCCTCTCTCGGAGGATGAATAGAAAGCTCATAGATCATAGCGAGTCCTTTCAATTTCTCATCCAATGAGATAACTACTGTGTAGCCATCTCCTATTTCATATCCGAACTTTTTAATCTCGGCGGTTGTTTTTATCATAGTGTTGCATAAGGAGTAAAACAGGTAGCAAAAGCTGATTTTTCTTCTTCGGTCAAGTATCCTCGGAGTTCAGCCTGATTAAATGCATCAAACATGTTAATCAGAATATAGGCGTCTTCCGTACTAGTTATCAACGCAACTCTAGCTATTTTTTCTGCTCGATACTCTCAAGGAGAACCTCTATACTTATCCCATACTTTAACGCATTTCTCCTTAAGAGAATAAAATAATCTTTGTTTATCGTCCATTTCTACAATCTATAAAAAATAAAATCTCTTCTTTGCTACCTCACTACAGCTCTTCCCTCAGATCAGTCTCTGAGGTCAGTAGAACTTAGTCCCTCACTTCCATTTCTCGAAACAAACAGAAAGCTGATTCCTCCAGTCGTTCCAATCAGGAGAGAACGGTTCTTTATGCCAACGAGTATTGAGCATACAGAGTCAATGGCTTTTTCCATAATCTCCAACAGCTCGAGTAAGCCACTGACCATTCTCGCACTCAATTAGTGAGACAAAGTCCAATCCTCCGAGCTGGTAGGCTTCTTGGACTATCTCTTGTCTATAGTCTCCAGATAAAAACCCAGAGTGCCAAATACTCGGCTCCTCCTCAATAGTGAATGTTTCTCAACTATTCAGGGTTATATAACCTGAGTTTACCAGCTCTTGGGAGTCAGATTTTTGTTCTGGTTTTATATTCTGACCTACCAGAACAGCAAACCCAAAGACCAGCAGAAAGATACTGGTCACTAGGGCGTTGATTGATTTAGCGTTCATGATATAAAGTTAGATAAAACTAGTTAATCTTCAGCTCCTTTTCGTTATCAATAACTGTGATAACTCCCTTATACCTTTCTTTTTCTTTCTTGTCTTCTAGGGAGTTATATCGCTCCTTGATCTCTTCTTGAGTCCTTTTTTCCTTTTTGTCCGCAAGAATTTCTTCAGATACCCCAGCTTCAATGAGTTTTTTCTCCTCTTCTTGTGAGAGGGAAGCAACATTGATCACCACGGAAGCAGTGATGTTCTCGCTTACAATTCCCTTGAGCTTCTCCTGGTCTGCAACAGGATCAAGAGCAAGGACAAAGTTCTTAAGTCTGAACATCTCGTGAGGAAGTTTATCCTCATCAATTACTGTTTTTGCTCTCTTAGTCCCTAGGTAGATCACTCCGTTTTGCACTGATACCTTGTGCTTGGAATCTGATCCTAGAGCTGAGAGAATATACATCAGATAAGCATCTAGCTTTCTGATTTCGGCTTGATGGGATTCGTTGCTCTGCTGGAGAGCTAGAATCTCCTCATTATTTGCTGCAATATATCCCTGCTTTTTTCTTCTTTGTCCTAAGACAAAGTTTATTTTTTCTTCAGCTGCAGCTTTATTTTCTGCAACTTGCTTTGTTAATTCTTCCTTGATATTCACAACATCATCCTCAGAAAGTCCGTGGAGTTCTCTGAAGTCAGGCTTATCAAGGTTTGCAATATCTAGTTCTAGACTTGTGATTTGTGAGATAATTTCGTTTGTTTTCATGGTTGTAAGTATAAAAAAGATAAAACTAATCTTGTCGAGCCTTGTAAGGATCGCGAGGTGGGTAGGATTTATATATCTTTTCCCACCTCTGTTCCTTTCAGTTCCATTTTCTCCAAGCATACAATCTCTTAAGCTTGGAGAAATCAGGTTTTTTAGGCTCTTTGAGTTGCTCACACAAGCGATCTACTCTCGCTTGTATGACACTAAAAGGGTAAGTCATCAGCATATCTATTTAAATCTTCTGGTTCTACTTCCCCTTGTTCTCCTAAGCAGGATTCCCAAAGTTCACAAAGCTTCTCAGTCATTACACGAGATACCATGTAATCCCTTTTGATGACATCTAATAGATCTTGAGCTGTTGTGAATGAGGAGACAAACAGTTTCTTCTCTGAAAGCTCTTTAAATTCTGGTTCATTGAATCGAGGCTTTGTAGTTTCTGGTCTAACATCTTCTGAGTTAGAAACAGGGGAAGAAGTCTGATTTTTGACTTCTTTTTTTACCTCTTTGACTTCTATTACTTCTGAAGTAGCGATTCCCATATCTTCTACATCTTGAGTATAGAACTCACTCGCTCCAGTAGCATTTAATATAGCACCAACATACGCCCTTTTCTGTGCCATTTTCTGAATGGTATTTTTGTGGGTAAGCTTTCAAGTTTTTACCTGTTCTCTCTGTTGCCAAACTCGACCAGAATTCCCTCTTTTTCGCTTTCCTAGTCATTCTGATTTGAGTCTCTCAATTTCTACATCATCCTGTTTTCAGTCCTTCATTGGTTTAGAGGCATCTTTCCAAGCGGTAAAGTTGTATCTTTCCTCCATAGTATTGCATGATCCCTCACACATTCAGAGAACAAAACCATTCCTATCCTTGATTGTTACCATATAGTTCACATCATAGAAATCACGGTCAATGTCTAGTGTCTCGGTAGTCTTTTCTGTAAATGCTTGGAGTCCATAGACAAGCCTCAATTTTTCAGCTCAAGGCTTGAAAAGTGAGGGTTTAGATACTCCAGGGATTACTCAATAATCCATTTTCTCTTTCATAATTTCTTGGCTAAACTGTACAAACTGAGCATACCAGTTTTTAGTAGTTTCCAAAGGTTGCATACTTAATTCTGTTGTCATGTTTATTGGTTATTAAAATGTAAAAATTAAGATTCTGATTTTAGTCTTGCGATAATGTTATGGAGTATCTCCATGTTGAGCCTCGCTCCAGTTTTTCTCCTTTCGTCTACTCTTGCTTGCACTCTTGATCTCAAATTGAGGTCTGAGATATTCTGCAGGATATAGTTATCAATTTCATCAATCTTCTTTTTAATAATTCTCTTGATAGCACTTTTAGAAAGGAGCTCATCTCCAAGATCAAGGAACTTATCAGAATTTTTAAGAAGTTCTTGGAGTCCTTCCTTACTTTCTGCTGTAGCAATCATTTCTCCATCAAAAGTCTCAATATAAGCAAGTTCTTTATAGATTTTTAGTGTAGTAGTCATTTTGTACAAAAGAGGGACTAAAGCTTTTTAATTACTTTTTGCGGAGTAATCTTTTTGAATTCCGTCTTGCATACCTGCATAAGCGAAGCAAGGTTACGATAGATAAGCTCTGGGCTTGCTATCTTTGGAGCGTGATACTCATTATTAGCGATGATTTTCAAGATCATCTCAAGTGTTTCCTGCCAAGTAAATTTTCCATCCTGCACTGAAGTCAGATTTTTCAGCTTTTTTATCAAATGGTTGGCAAATTGTCTCTGCTTTCCATCACTGCCATTCATAATCCCTCCATTGTAGGACTTAATCAAATCTATAGCTTCATTGATCTCAATGTTGCCATATACTTCTTTTTCTTTTTTGGCGGAACTTTTTTCTTTTTCTAAATTTTTTAAAGAAGAAGAATTTTTTAAATCTGATTTTTTTTCCTGTTCTGTATCCGTTAGGATACTTTCTTCGTTAGAAGAAAGAGTATTATTTCTTGTAGTATTATTATCTTGTATTATTATGTTGCACTTTTCTGCAAGGGGGGTCTTGCACTTTTCTGCAACCTCCTCTTGTTCTCAACTACAAGAGGCATCTTGTGTTTTTATGCAAGAGGCTTTTTGTGCTTTTCTGCAAGTAGTCTTTATGGTTTTTTTGAGCTCTTTAAGCTCTCAAACATAAATCCTACGCACAAATCAGCTTTCATTTTCTCTACTGACTTGCAGATATCATTTTTTCTGCATATCAGAGATTGTTTTACTGACTCGAGTTGGATCTTTTTTATATAGCTCTGCAAAGTAACTATTCCCAGCATAGCAGTATCATTCCTTATTCGTTAAGGCTGTTATCTCTGCATAGAGGATTTTTTGAAGACTTGTAAGGTCTTCAGCATATCTTACATCTGCTGGAAGAATAGCATAGAAACTCGGTTTCTCTGCCATTTAATGCACTACACGAAATAAAATAACGCTATTCAGAAGCCTCTCAATTTAGCTTCTTCTGAAGCTCCTCACAAGCACTTTTTACTGCTTGCTTGATTTCTTTTCTTACAGGAAGAACACAGGCAAAGATGTTTGCCTTAATTTCTTTTCCTCCAAACTGAGAGCAGAGCTCCCTAAATAGTCTTTCCCATTGAGAGACTTCATAGAAGAGGTTTGTCCTCTCCTTGTTAATCCACTCGTAATTGAAGTGGATTTCATGAAGGTCTTCCACCTTCTCGCTCTTGATGAGCTTGTAATTCTCATCAAGAGTATTCTCCACAATGGAGATAGATGCCTCTAGGCATCTCATCCCTCCTTTTTCAAGGAGGAGTTTGATCTTTTGATTTTTCATGGTTTTTTGATCTTTATCTAGTAAAAACAAATTTCTTTCTTAATTTTTGTTTTTGTTGGATCTTATCAATCTCCTCAGAGATGAAGAAAACAAAAGCAGGTCAGCCAATCAAGACCGCTATAGATGGATTGAAAGCAAACCAAATTAAAAATCCAAGTACGAGGAAAATTGTCTTCTTCATCTGTAAGATGAGTTAATAAGGAATAAAGAGGAGCAATCTAATACCTCTTTTACTATGACCTTTCTGATTATCTGCTTATATGCAGGCGACTATGTCTTCTCAGATTGGAATTCGAAAAAAAAGACTTATTAGATTGCACAATGGGAAGGTACTACCTCTCCCCACAATGCAATTTAATAAGTCTTTTTAGGAGCAGATTCTCTGCATTGTGTAGTACTGGTTATGTCCTATCACAATACGGCAAGCTAAGTTCCTTTTTTGGTATATAAAGAAAAGCCGTATAGAGCTTATCTATACGACTTCGTAGCATTACAAACTTTAGTTAGTTTGTACAGAACTGAGAATTGCTCTCGGCTCAACAGAGTTTTTTGATTAGGTGCCCGTGGGATTCGAACCCACGAACCGAGGTTTTGCAGACCTGTACAATAGACCACTCTGTCAGGGCACCATAGATCATTCTGATTTGGATTATATAAAAAATCCAAGAAAAATCAAGACAAAGCAAAGATTTTAACAAAAAGATTGGCCTATATGTTTAAAATTATTGTATAATTTTTAGCTGTAGTAAAATAGAGCTCTTTTGAGAAGATTTTTGCAAAAAGGATTGCACTTTTATACACAAATCCTATACTAAAAATCGCTAAACATAAATATTTAAAATTATGGGACATGTGAATCCTAAACTCTTACAGGAATTCCTTCAAATAATCAATGTACCATTGTTTACTAAGGGGAAAAAGGCTGAAGAGCTTACCTTTACTTATGATAAGCACTCAGAACGAATAGGACTATTTATTGATGGAGTACTTATACAATGGGTATCACACGAAGTTTGGGCAAGATTCTCTACCTAAACTAGGAGACCTGTGAAATCACAGGTCTTTTTATTATATGCTTGATTTTTGTATTTTTTTGAGTACAATCCTCTCTATAAAAAGAGTCTCAAGATATTGTGGATGAGCGTTTAGGCATGGCGATCATTAGATAGGATATGCCCCCACACTTGAGACTCTTTTTTGACATATATAATTTATTATTCACAACTCCTTTTTGTAAAGTATTACTTCCAAAAAAGGACTTTACTCTTAACAGCTCCCCACAAAAGTAGTAATCTTGTATAGCTTCTAAACAGTCAGGGGTGAGCAGTTCCGCCATCCATCTGCAAAAGTAGAAATCTTATATAATTTCTAAACGTCAAGAAACCGTAGTAATTGAAGCTTATCTACAAAAGTAGAAATCTTATATAATTTCTAAACATTTATGTCAGAACTTTGGAATGAGATATATCTACAAAAGTAGAAAGTCATAAAATGGAGAAATACTAGATAATCATTGTAAAAATTATTCTTAAAAAACTGTTATATCTCTTGCAAGAACTTTTAAAAACAAAAACCACAAAAACAAAAATGACTTCTGCTGGATTGACTCTTGACGAATCAATTATCACTGGGTTGAAAGATGTTGCTACTGGAATTGCTAAAACTGCTCTTTCTGTAGGTCCTAACATTATGCTTGTTGGAGTTGGAGTGTTTGGAACATTCTTCATCTTGAACAAGATCCCTGGTTGGTTCAAAAGATTTCTTGGGTAATCGAGAGTCCAAGAAATTTGGGGTTTAGGAGGGGAACCGTCGAAAAACCTCCGTTATATTTGAGATAAGTGTGTAAGTTAAAAAAACAAAAAAAAGAAAGAATAATGCAGATTAGATCAATTAAAAAACAATAGACTAAGGTTTAGCATTATTTTTTCATTACTTTAATTTATTATATGTTATAAAATGCAAAAATTCAGAATTTATAATGCTTATAAGTACACTAAAAACGGTCAAGAAACCGTAGTAATTGAAGCTTTGAATATTGGAAAGGAAACTAGATTTCCTAAAAAAGTATTTTTGTCAGTTCCTGAAGCTGAAGCTCTTCTTGGATCTCCTTTAAAAGAAGAGTTTGCACTTGGTTTTAACCAAAAAGTTCTTGAAGTTGAGGAGGTATATGGATTATCAGATGAAAACTAAGAAAATTTTACATATCAAAACAGTATATTGGAAGGTTTTAGATGTTTATGTTATAAGAGAAAATAGAGGTTATCCTTCTAAAATAATTTTATCATTGTCCACTGAGTGATTTGATTATCGTAAGAAAATGTCTCTTAGCATAGAAGAGGTCCAAGACTTGTTTTGATTTGTTTTAGATCTAAACAATCCGAAGAAATGATTGATATGATCTATGATTAAGATAAATGAAATTGCTAAAGTTATTTATTAAAAATAAAAACGGTTGGAGGGACTTCTAGTAATAGTCCCTCCCCCTTGTTCTAAAAATCGTGTTCTTTAACAGTTATCGACTAGTAAAACTCTGGGGGAAAAAACTTTTTAGGGGTATCATTTTATATCTAAAACATAATGAAGAACTATGAAAAACAAAGTTTTTTAAATCCTAACAATAAGCTTTCTAAATATATCAGAATATTCAAAAGAGACAAGTTTATAAGAGACTTTATAGACTATATAGGTTTCTATTGACAACGAAAAAAGACCGACTGGTTTTATTTATTTGCCTCTGATAACTGAAGATCTTGATATGTTGACAAAATTCAGATTAGAGCTGAACAATCCAAGACTTGATGATTTCTTGCTTATTGACTATATCACTATATGGGCTATACGATTGATCTCTTCCGTGTCGTTGAATGGAATTTACAAGGTAAACAAGTTCTAAAAGTCGACTTCTACGGTAAAGGCTTGCTGGTAGTAAATCGTGAGAATTTGCGAAATTCAATTGAAAAAGTCTTTACAAGATTTTTTTGAATGAATGATATTGTAATTACTCGTGCCGATTATACTTGCGACTGTGCTAGATACAACTTTAAGAAACCAAACAGGCTTAATAATAAAATAGCCTGAAAGGTAAGTAAAGAGATTAAAAAAGAATATCTAACAGCTGAAGAGATTGAAAAACAGATCATCGAAGAAGAAAAAAAATCAATGGTAATTGGCGAAATCTCTAAAAATAATCGTGTCGAATATTTACTTTTCTGAAGAAAGGGAAAATCTGCGAGAGTTCTTAGATATTACGATAAGAGAAGAGAGCTTATAGCAAGATGAACGGCTTGGCTTTATCCTGAATACTTTGGATATAACGAGATAATGAGATATGAACTTCAAGTCAATTCAGAAGGCTTTGATAAAGCTGAAAGAGAGATAAGGATTTGAGACTTAAAAGATTTTGCAAACTTTGGTTTGTATGTGCTTGACAACCAGGCTTCACATAAAAAGAAAAAAGATAGTACAGAATTAGAAATTGCAGAAAAAGCAATAAGAAAAATAGTTAGAGATAAAAATCACGAGGATTTCCGAAAAATTAAAGAACTTATCAAATCTTTAGAGTTTAGTTCTAGGTTAATAACTGAAAATACTGAAATACAATTTTAAAAAATATACAAAACTAAATGAAATTATTTTGAGTATATAGTGTAATGGGGAATTTCTGAAGTGGGAAAACCTTTGGAACATTCCTAGAGATTTCAAAATTAGATAAGACAAAAAACTTTATTATAGCAAATGTTCCATATAAATTTGTAGATCTTTTTTATTCTAAAGCTGAAGAGCTTTATAAAATAATTGAGAATCTCGAAAAATGGATTTATTCAACAAATGAAGATGTAGAGAATTATTTTTATTCAATGAATGAATATAAAAATATAGTTCTAATCGTTGATGAAGCTCATCTTTATTTCAATTCTAGAAAACGAGATAAAAGCTGATTGATGGATAGATTAGATGTAATTCTTACTCAATGTCGTAAGAGAAATATAAAAATCTATTTCATCTCTCAAAGACTCAAGAGAGTAGATATAAATATCAGGCGTATGACTGACTATGTGATAAGATATAAGAGGCAGTGAATTCCTATCTTGTGAACACAGCGATCAATAAGGACACTCTATGAAAATGCTGGAGATGTAGCAGATATTCAATGAGATGAGTCAAAGACTTATGTGATGAATTCTGATTGATCAACAAAAAGCGATATAGAAAAATCAGTAATTGAAAGTGATATGTTCTGGCCTATGCTTAAGATATTTCGAATGCCTATTTGAAAGTGGATTTCTAGCCGAGATCTAGAAAACTTCAAAGGCGAAGCTCATAACTCTTATTTCATTTCTTGACTTCCTTCTGAATATACTGAAACAGATTTTAGTGAAAAAGATCTAGAGATAGAAGAAAGGCCTCTTACAGAAAAGGAAATAAAAATCAGACAATGGATAGATAAAAACTTGCCAACTTTTAAATCTTTATATAGAAAATTCAATGGATCCAATAGCACAACAACAGATTGAGGCGATCAGAGAGGCGACACTTGCGATCTTGCAGACAATGGGGAATCAGCCGACAAATGAGACTTGATACTTCCTGAAATTAGCGAACAGCTCGATGAAATACAAGATTGAAAAAGATCTTGAACTTCCAGAAGGTTTAGTGATTGAAGGGACTTGACAGGATCTGAAGATCAATTACACAGAACAGACTCTATCACAAGTTCCAGTTCTCAATCCAGCTCAAAAATTAGAATTAAAAGCCGTTCATAAAGAATATGCTGTATGATTTGTGACTATTCTTGCGGTAGTATTCCTTATGGCTTGGTTCTATGATATTTTATTTAAGAAATGGTTTAGATAATGATTAGATTGGATTGAGTGCGAAATTTATTTATCACACAGACTTGGATTTTTTTGAATGAAACTTGGTGATTTTTATTGTGAGCTTTGATACTTTGATTTATTATTTATTTGATAATTAGATAAAAAAATGTCTGAAGTTGTAGGACAATTGTCCCCTATTATTGTTAAATTATCTCCAATTTTAATTCCAGCTATAGTTCTTTCATTTTTATATTATATGTTAAAAAGATAATGCAAAATCCTTTTGGAGTATCCTTTTTTCAGGCGATATTAGATTCAATTGTAAAGGCTGCTTGATCTATTTTTTCTGCTGAAACATTAGGAGTTGTTTTGCCTTTTATGATAAAAATGTGAATTATTGCTACCATAGTATTTGCATTGGTTTCTTTGTTCTTTTCTTTTTTCAGGTACATAAAAGAAAAAAGTCTTTGATATGTTGATGATAATGTTGATTGATTTATTTGAACTAGGGTTTATGGGAAAACTTATGTTCTGAAAGATTCTAATTCAAAAAAATCTAAACAAACAATAAACAATGTTGCAGATGATACTCCTGCAGTTAGTTAGCTTTATATAATAATATAGGAAAATGGAGAATGATATTTTATGGATAAATTATTATTACATTATTTCAGATTTTGGGATTATGTTTTTGTACTATGCTTTACTTCTTTTATTTATTAAGTTCTTAAAAAATGATTAGTCGAGAGTGTATAAAAGAAGAAAATGCTACAAGATGTCAAATACCTTTTTATGAATCTGGAGTAAGTACAATAGCAGATTTGTTAAAATTGATCTTGCTTATATGGTTTACTGTTCATATGGGTATTCGTTTAGTTTGAAAGATTGTAAAATAATGACAGAAAAACAGATATGGACTTATGTTTTTTATATAGGCTTTATAGGTTATATGTTAGCATTTTTTTATAAGTTATATGTAGAAATTAAATATGAAATTGACAAAGAAAAATTTAGAAAAAAGCTTGTTAATAACAAAGCTTAAGAGAGAAATAAACCAAATAAAATCAGATTTAAAAAAAATTCACAATCATCAAATAAAATTAGAAATACAGAAAAAAGCCTTACAATTTCAATTGAGAGGCTTAGGTGTAAAGAATGCTTTTAGATTATAAATTATTAGAAAATGAGATCTATAAAAATAGAAAGTAAGGGATTTATTTATTAAGAATGTATTATGATGGATGTATTATGAGGAATTTTAATGGTTATAATGTATTTCGGAACTATCTTTTTTATTTCTAGAACAGAAGAAAATAACAGAAAAAAACTGATACAAAAATATAATAAGTTAGTTGATGAATATAATCAACTTGAAGAAGTAAATATAGAATTAAGAAAAGAATTAAAAGCGTCTCTAAATAGACAACTTTTAGATTTTTTTATTGGTAATTGTAAAATGAATGACAAATAAAAAAAGCCTTACAATTCCAAGAGGCTTGTGAGTTAAAAGTGTTTTTAGATTATAAAATTCTTAAAAAATGAATGATATTATTGTTTCTTTTTTGTTGTGATGGAATGGGGCTATCGCATTATTAAAATTTTTTATACAAATGGTTGCTTTTTGTTTACCTTTATTGTTTGTATTTAGTATTATTTGTTTTCTTATTGTTTTATTGAAATTATTTCTTTCTAAGTATTTTGATTTTGATAATTCTAATATTGAAGATGAAGGGGAAACCGATTTAAATCTTGATAATAATGAAAATGAAGAATTCAAAACTAAAAATTAGGAAGCCGAAGCATATTCCAAAAATTAAAGAATATGGAATAGTTAGTCAATGAGTTCTAATTTATA